AAATAATTAGATTTGATGCGGTTCAATATAACATCCCTGGAGGAGATAAATTAATATTAAGAGAAGAAAATAATGGAAAGTTTTCTTATTCTACACAAACTGTAGGAGCAATTGGAACTGTTTGGATAAGTAATAATCAAGAATATCAAGACTATATGTCTAAGTTAGCGTTTAATGGAAAGATATACCCTACAGGACTTGTTAGAATTTATGCAGAACCAAAATATGAAACTGTCAATGATATAACACGTATGAAAAATGGAGATGTTGCAAGGCATGGTCGTGGCCAGTTTGGAACCCCAATAGTAAGACATGATGCTGGATTAAATGCTCAGTGGAAAGATAATGCTTACCTTAGAGGAATAAATATGGTTTCAAAACATTTATTTGGATTAACAACTGGTGATGTGTTAGACAATACTGCTATAGCCTCTAAAGGACTACTAACTACAACAGCAGCAGGACCAAATAATACTAGAGCAAGAGAAACAATGAGAACTGGTGTAATTAAAAACTTTTTATCATATTCTTATATTAACGAATCAGAAAACAATACTAACAGATCTACTCAGGCTGGATCTGTACAATCTTCTGCACTTGTAATGGCAGGCCCATCATTTAGCACCACAGAGGCACCATTGGATTTTGTTTCATATCAATATAAACCATTAGATAACAAGTATAAGCATTTTGGAACAAGAATGAGAATTATTGGAAACTTAGAGTTTAGCGAAACCAGAGAACAGGTTCCAGTTAATGCTGCTGCCTACTATGTTTTATCTGGTTCAAAGCCTAATGATCAATTAAATATTCGTGGCGGATCTGGCGGTCTTGCGATAATGGTTAACCCAGAAACAAATGTTGGGTATTATTTTGAAATAGTTGCACTTACTGAAAAGAATGTTAAGTCATATTCTGCAGATACGGATAACTTGCATAATGTTATTTTTTACAAAGTATATGCAGACTCTACTGGAAAAGCAATACCAGTAAAACTTTGGGGTGGCTTAACAAATATTATTGTTGATGATGGAAAATTTACTGGTCAAGCAAGAATGGTAGCAGAGGAAAAATCTACTGTATACGATCTAGCAGTTGAATATCAAGATGTTGGATCAGTAAGAAAGTTTTATTTATATATTAATAACAATATGGTTAAAATTGTAGACGATTCTAAACCCCTCCCAGTTTACAACAACATGGCACTTTTTGTGCGTGGCGGTAGTAAGTGTATGTTTGAAAATGTATACGCTCTTGCAAATAACTATAGTCAAAATACATCGTTTGCTTTAGACACTCCTGTATCAGCAGCATTTGGAGACGAACAAATAACTGCCAATGAGTCATTTAGAAAATATGCAATGTCAGGCATGATACAGTCAACTTATCTTTCAGGAATTAATACTTCACAACCACCATCTTTTAGTATTTACTTTGACGAATTTGGAACTATTATGAGAGAGGCAGCATATCTAAAAGTTAGATACGATAAGGCATATCCAGCATTATATTCACAACTGTCTCCAACCTTTAATAGAATAAAAGGATATACAACATCTGGGTTTAGGGGTGGCTCCTATGGAGCAGAATTTTTAGTATTTAATGCAACAGATACATCTCTAAATTTAGATGAGACAAGCGGTAACTATTTAAGAATTCAGGGTATTGCATTTACGCAGTCATCAACTGGGCAACTATCTGTTGATTCATATTTTGAAAAGAAGGCAGACTTTGCAGATCCAATGATTGGTAAAGATGGTAATATTGTTTCTCCTTTAAAGGCTACAGAAGATTACGATAAGATTAAGACAAGCAGGCTAACCTATGGCAAAAAAGAATTTTCATTAAATCCTGCCTACATTCAAACCACAGATGATGCCAATGAGTTAATGGGCTGGATTATTAATAAAATACTTAAGCCAAGAAAGAATATAGGCGTAAAGATATTCCCCAATCCAATGATCCAACTTGGAGATATTGTAAACATAGAATACAAAGACATACTTGGTGATGATATAATAGCACCAGAGACTCAGAGGTTCGTTGTTTATAACATAGAATATAAAAAGAGCAGTACGGGTCCAGAAATGAATCTGTATTTGAGCGAGGTATAAAATGGCAACACCAGTGAGTTCAACTCCTAATTTACCAACCACATCACCTACAGTTGCTACCCCAAAGCCAGCAGTTAAACCTGCCACTACAGATATAATTCTATATAAAGATGAAACTACTCCAATTGAATTAATGACTGATCTTATATTTGAAAATATAGGTGGTCAGGAGTTAATCAATATTGTAAGAGCAGACGCACTTAATGGAATAAATGTTTCATATGTTCCTATTAAAAATTTAACTAGTTTATTTTTTCAATATAATCCGCAAAATATTTTGGCCTTGCAAGATGCAGACAGAAATTATTTTAAAAAGTTTCCAATAGATTTTGGCAAAAGAGTCCCAATATGTGGGACGGGTCCAAATTGCTCAATTGTATACATAGATCCTACAACAGGGGACCTTATAATAAATGTTATTAATATGGGAAAGGGAGAACAGGTAGAGGTATCTCTAATATCTGGTGGAGATGTTCTAGATGATACAATATATACGGTGACATCATGATAACTGAAACAGGCAAAAATATATTAGCAAAGTATCTAATTGGTCAGGCTCCAGCATACGCCTCCTATGTGGCATTAGGCTGCGGTCCAAAGCCATTGGGTAGCAATCAGACTCTAGGCGATTACTCTGGAAAAACATGCCTAGATTTTGAAATGTTTAGAACAGCAATCACTTCTAGAGGATATGTTTATGAAGATGGTATTAATAAAATTGTTTTAACTGCAGAACTTCCTACAGACGAAAGATATGAGATATCTGAGGTTGGTATTTATTCAGCAGGAGCAAACCCTTCTGCTGGTGCGTATGATAGTAAAACTCTCTATGCTTTTACAGTTAATGAAAACTGGGAATATCATATTGGAACAAGTGCAACTGCACTACCTATTTTTATTGATCCATTGGACGGGGAAGATAAAGATAATAAAGTTAATAAAACCGAAATAGCATTCCAAACAAATGCCGACAATAGAATTTTTACTGATGAAGATAGATCAAATAGGTATGAAAGAACAAGATTTTATAATAATATAGTTATGACTAGAGGAGACATGTCAACATTAAATGTTAATGGGGGGCATCTTTCTGCTACAACAAACTCAGGACACATTCACTTAGCATCAACAACATTAACTAGTTTTAATAAGAATGCACCTACAGATCAATTAAAGTTAGCCTTTACTGTTATTAACAAAGATCCAGATCCATCGTTTCAACCAGATGAGGTTAGAATACTTTTAGAGTTTGCCCCTTCGGACACTAATACTTCTGGAGAGGCATCAACTGCAGGCTTTGAGGTAATACTAAAAGATGAAGACTATGATTTTATTAATAATAGATATTTTGTTATTACTAAAGAACTTCAAGAACTTAATAAGCAAACTGGTTTCACATGGAACAATATTACAACTGCAAAGATTTATGCAAGTATTTTAAAAAATGGATCTGTGTCAAGTAATTTTTATATCGGTTTTGATGCTATTAGATTTGAAAATGTTGCAACTACAAATCCAATTTATGGTTTAACAGGATATACTGTTGTTAGAACAGACAATGCAAAAACAATTGTTAAGGCAGCGAATACAACCAATTATATTGAATTTAGATTTGCCTTGGATGTGCAGTAATGCCAACACCAGATCGTGGTATTAAAAAAATAATTATACCTAAATCAAAATTACCTGGAGTTTTTGCAAACTCAGAACAAAATAAAAGCGTATATGTTTTAAGATATAGATTTATATCTGAAGACAAAAATAGAACTTCCCACTGGTCGCCAACATATAAAATTATTGCTGAAGATACTGCAGAAGAGATTATGAATGCTATTGTAGTAAATAATACAAATAAAATTATTAATGTTGTCTGGGAACCACAAGCAAATATTTCTGAATATGATATTTATGTTAAATGGAATTATAGTGATCCAGCAAGTGCCTGGGAGTTTTATGCAAAAACATCTCAGACTAACTATTCAATTGTTTATGGACAAGGCAAAACATCAATTAAAATTGCGGTTCAAAAACCAACATTACAAAAACAAAGGTTTGCAACATCAACATTATTTGAAAATGATGCAAGTCTGATATAATTAGACAGGAGGAATTATGGCAAAAATATCACCACCAGAACCAGGGCAGCCAATAGATGTTGCTTACATTGATCAAATAGTTAGAACCCTTAATGATGTATCGGTTCAGGTCTCCCCAGCCATTTATAAATATGTAACTGTGGATGTTCCCAAGTTTGCATCTCAAAGTGCAAAAATATCTGAGACAAGAGTTATAGCAGGATATGTAGATGTTGTAACAAGTAGCAATCAGGCTGCAGGAGGACAACAAACTTTTTCCTATCAGTTTAGTCCAGAGTTTAAGTATCCACCTATTGTTACTGCAACTCCAATAAATATTGGTGGAGGCGATGCTGGTAAAAATGTTACAGTAGTTTTAAGACAACCTACAACATCAAGAGTAGACGGCGTAGTTAATTTTAATGTTGCTGGAGAAGTTTCAATTGGTGTAAATTTAATCATTGTCGGCATACCTAATTAATGATCAAATGCAAAAAATGTTTAAGGAATATGTTAGTCGACAGAGTGTACAACTCTGTTTCGCATATGGAACTATATTGTTTGCTTTGTGGTTCAAGGAGATTTTTTCATCCCCCCTCAGATTCAGAGGAAGGTAGATGGCTACTAAAAAAGGAAACAGAACGAGCGAAGAGTACAATCTCGCCCCTGTAATACCTGGTAATAAAAAAGTTTGGTTTTTAAATAAAGATCTTGTGCGAATTGTGCATTATAACAGATCAAATGGCATTATGTCAATTTATAATATTAATAAAGATAGATTAGAAAGTTGTTTAATAAGTGATTTTAAAAATAAAAGAGAAAGAGCATACACAGTAGGAGAGACTGCTGATTTAGTTAATAGACATAAAAAGTATATGCCATCATTAATGAAGCGTGGAATTATTCCATTTCCAACAGGTTCACAAAAAGGTGGAGCACGAGGGTGGCAAGTAAGATCCTACTATTCTGAATCGCAAGTAAAAGACATTCGTGATATACTGGCTACATACCATATTGGTAGACCAAGAAAAGATAATTTAATAACAAATGATATTACTCCCACAAAGGCTGAGTTGACACGCAGAATGGGAGATGGTATACTAACTTATACGAAGACCGAAGACGGAAGATTTATTCCAATTTGGACAGAGTCAATATAATAGAAGGGTATGAAATGGACGAAACAAAGATATCAGTAACATTAGGCTATACACACAACCTTGGAAATTTTCAATCGCTAAGACTAGACCTAGGCGTTGTAGACTCAAAGCGTGACGGAGAAAATATAGATCAGGCATTTGAGCGTGTATATAAGTTTGTTGAAGATAAACTAACAGAAAAAGTAGCAGAAGCAAAAGCAGACTCAGAAAACGAATAGTATGACCGATAAACAGAAGCGCTTGGCTCTGTTGAGTAGGTTTGATAAACACTATAAGTTTAAACTAGGACAGAGGCCACAATATAATAAGTGGATTGAGCAGTGGTCTGCTGATGCCCTTATTGAGTCTTATGGGTTAGATCAATGCTATTTGTTATTAGAATATTATTTTGATATTACAGAAAATCCAACATGGAATCATTTTGCATATATAGCACATGATATACTTGAAAGAAAACAAGAATACGAAAAAGATTTAAAAGACAGACAAGAGCGTAGACAGAAAGCGAAGGAATGGCTAAGTGAATAACTCAGAATCAAAATTAATCTCAGCCGTTCTTAAGGATAAACAAGCCCATGTTATGCTTCAGGCAAATGTTGAGGGCATACTAAAAACACATTTGGATGTTTGGCAATTCATTAGAAAATATTATGAGCATAATGCCACAGTTCCACCTGTAGAGTTAGTTTTAGAAAAGTTTAGAGACTTTGAAATTGCCGATGGCGTAGGCTCTACTAAGCATCATCTTGAAGAGTTACAGGCAGAGTATTTAGTTAATAGTCTTAAAGATATCTTGAGATCTGCTGCTACTGATGTTCAAGGGGGTCTTGGAGTTGAGGCACTTGAAACTTTAATTACTAAAACTGCAGAACTTAGAAAAAATACTGCAGCCATTCGTGATATTGATGTAACAGATCTTGACTCTGCTGTTGCATACTTTGAAAATCTTAAGAAGCAACAAGAGGCTGGCGCACTTGGAATTAAAACTGGTCTTCCAGGATTTGATAACTACCTGCCATCTGGAATCATGCCAGGGCAGTTAGGAGTCTTCCTTGCATATCCAGGCATAGGAAAGTCGTGGTTGTCTCTCTATTTCGCTGTACAGGCCTGGAAACAGGGTCGTAGCCCAATGATCATAAGTCTTGAAATGTCTGAAGTTGAAGTACGCAATCGTGTATTTGCAATCATGGGCGAGGGTATTTGGTCTCATCGTAAATTGAGTGCGGGACAAGTAGAGATGGACATGCTAAAGTCATGGCACACAAAGCATGTTAAGGGTAAGCCAGAGTTTCATATTATCTCAAATGATACAGGTGGAGATATTACCCCATTAGTTCTTCGTGGAAAGATTGATCAATATAAGCCAGACTTTGTTATTGTTGATTACTTACAACTTATGAGTCCAAACACTAAGTCTGATAATGAGACTATTCGTATGAAGAATCTATCTCGTGAATTAAAGTTAATGGCTATCGCAG